TTTATATGAATCAAAATTACTGTCTTGTTGTATTAAGTGAATTTTATGACTACCGCCCAAAACTTCTTGACCTACAATATAATGCATGGCTCCTGATTTATAATCAGAACCTATTGATAATTTTCTTATATCCATTTAATTAAAATGTTGACCCCACAGTTAGGATTCTATACATAATGTTAAAATACATTATGCCGTTTCCAGCTGTAGGATTTGCTGCTGTTTCTAATGTAACAGCAGTATTTTGTGCTATAACTTTAGTTGTACCACCTGTTTCAATTTTACTAACTAAGTCAGTAGCAAAATTAGCCGATTGTAGACTCAAGGTCCCAAACGGAGTAGCTCCAATTTTAACTTCTAAATTATTACCAAAATTGTATTGAGCTGTCCCGGCATCCAAATATTGAGATATACTAATAATATCTATAACTTTGCCTGCTCCTGGAGCAGCTATTAATGTAGCTGCAGTAGTTGCTAAATTAGCTAAAGTAGCAGCGTTAACAACAACATGAGCAACCGCTGTATCAATACCATACAAATCCTTTAATTGATTTAATGTAGCAGTTTTAGTTTGTAACTTATTTTCTTTATCAGTTAATATAAGATAATCTGCTAAATCAATATTTAGTATTTCTGGGTATGCTACTTGGTTGCTTATTTTTGCCATTTATTTTTCTTTTACTTCTTCTACTTTTTCTTCTTTCTCTTTTACTTCACCAGTTCTTAAATCAATAACAGAGTTTTCGCCATAGCTTTTAATTAATTCTTTTTCCATGTCAGCAAACTCTTTTTGAATAGTTTCTAACGCAGCAATTAAATTCTTTTTATTTACTTCTGCGTCAGCGATTGCTACTTTTGTGTTAACAAATTTTTGATTTAAAGCTTGAATATTTTTTAATTCTTCTTCTTTTAATTGTTTTGCCATTTTATTTAATTTTAATTGTTATACATAAACCACAAAGATAACAAAAATATATTTACAAATAACTGAAAGCGACTGGTGTAATCATTTTGCCTCCTTCATTTAAATGATCAGTATATATATCTCTAAGTGTTTCTTTTTGTTCTTCTGTTATATCATCAGGATGCCACCACAAATCAAATAATATAACATCATAATTTCTTGTAGGTGTATAATTATAAACATCTGAAATAAGCACATTAACACCATTGGGTAATATATCTTTTGTAGTTATGTAATCTATAAGCTCTATATTGTTTTCTATTACATCTACATGATTGTATATAGTCTTTGCGTGCTTTGCTGCCAATCCTAAGCCTAAACCAGCAATCAATATGCTATCAGTGTTTAGTCCTTCATATAAATCAGCAGTCATACACTCACAATCACCTAATATGATAGGTCCATAATAATCAACATTTTCTATAATTTTTTCATCACCAAAATCTAATGTTGACATACCATGGTGTTTTGTGATCGTAAACGATTCTCCTTGATATTCCAGTATTTTTAATTCAGGTATTTTCATTGTGATATACTTTTAAAATATTTATCTGAATAAGGATGCATATCTACATCTATTAAACTATAATTTACATATTGATAACCACCAATATATTCAACTACATTTGGTATATGTTCAACTTCATGCGCTAAAACTCCAATCCAACTTTCATCACCAAATCTTTTTTTGTTTTTATAATCAAACTTATAGACATTAATTCCAGAAGGTGAATGTCCTAACAACTCAATATTATCTTTAAATCGTATATCTGAAGAACATGGAGTTAAACTGCTGATATAACCTGTACCATACAGTATAGTAAAATAAGCAGTTGTTGTACCACCATATGTAGTACCTGCCAATCCATATGTACCATTACCTAAAGGTGTAGTTAGAGCTGAATTTGTATATGCATTTTTAGTTACTTGAAAAGCACCTGATGTATATACACCACAACCTGCAGTTTGATAACAAGCAAAAAAACCTTTACCATATGTAGAACAAGTTCTAAATCTTAAAATAGCTGATACTGCATCTTTATCATATCCATAAAATTCTGAAAACTCGTGAGGAGTAGAAGTGTTTGGGTGTGATGCAGAGTTTGTGTTAATAGCTGGATAAGTTTCTGATTGTGATCCACATTGTCCTGAAGTAACTAAAGTTTCTAAACAGATTCTTCCACTTATGCTTCCTGATCCATAAGTCCCATTTAAACACTCTTGTGCTAAACCTAATTGATTTAAAGTTCCTGAAGATGGTACTGCCATTGTTAATTATGTTTTAGTTGTTTCTTTACTTCTTCTAACTCTTTTGACAAGTCTTTGATTGCTTCAACAAGTAAAGGTACAACCTTCGCATAATCAACAGTTTTATAACCGTCACCGATAGGTGCTTCTTTTATTATTTCTGGTAATACCGCTTCTACTTCTTGAGCAGATAATCCAACTTTTTTGTCAGCTTCATAGCCATACTCTTGTGCTTTTTCATTAGCTGTGTAATAGAAACCATTAAGTTGTTTTACTTTGTTTAAAGCATCTGGTATATTGCCTTGTATATCTTTTAATCTTTCATCTGAATAGTAAGCTACAATATCTCCTGCGACTCTAATAGAATCTCCAGTAGAATCCCCATGGAAATACATGTTAACATTATTAGAATCATAAAGTATAGGCGCTCTTAAA